AACAGGAGTAGTGGGAACAGGAGTAGTGGGAACAGGAGTAGTGGGAACAGGAGTAGTGGGAACAGGAGTAGTAGGGGCAAGAGTAGTGGGAACAGGAGTAGTAGGGGCAAGAGTAGTGGGAACAGGAGTAGTAGGGGCAAGAGTAGTGGGAACAGGAGTAGTGGGGGTAAGAGTAGTGGGAAGAGGAGTAGGAGCGGTTTTTGGACACTTAAAGTTTGTTTTTGCATAGTCTTCTAGAATTTGTCTAGTCGTCGGAACTCGCAATTCGTTAACTATAGACCACCACGGTTTGACCGGCATACCGCGAAATGTGCTTTCCGATTTATAAATTCTATCTAAATCGGTCTTGTACCTTGATGTTTTGCGCGAGGTCAATAAATCGTTATATAGTTCTTCGGCGTTGCTTCCGGGTAGATCCTTCGTATGTCTTTCTGTTACCGTCATTCCTTTGTCTATATATTTTCCGTTGACTATTTTATCAAAGTCCTCTTTCGTAAACTCATATTTTACCCAATCCGTTTTTGGATCGCAAGAGAGGTCATTTCCTTCAATTGTTTTTTTATTGAAAAAATGATTTATTATCATGATAATAAAAAATAATATCAATATTCCGATAATTATGTATGTTTTGTTTTTCATTGTAATATACTTATATATTTCCTAAGCATTTATTTTTGATCAAGGTCCTTCAAAATGCGGTAACAACCGGATTTGGTTTGTCTTTTATACCTTTTCTCATTTTAAACTAAATTATTTTATATCATAACAATGTCTGCCTCAAAAAAAGAAGATATCAAGGAAGCGATTTAGAAAGTTATAAACACAGCATTAAAAATATAAAGGAACAAAAAACGAAAGTAATAGCTTTAGTAAAAAGACTAAACAGTCACTATGATGCAATGGGCGTACTAACAAAGAATACAAAAGAATTCGAAAAAGCCTCAATTGCGTCACAAAAGAAGTATTATGGTCATTTTTTAGAGCAATGCGAAAAGGGATTGAAAGAACGAAAGGCACAGCATAAAAAAAACAATGGGAGAGTTACGTGGAAAAATGAAGGTTAATTCCACAAGAAAAAAGTGTCCGAAAGGTAGTCGTAAAAATAAATCAGGAGATTGCGTATAAATTAGGTTTCATTACAAATCGGCGCTTGAAATGAAAAAAGGTGTAATTTATTTACAGGAAACGTTGTTTAACATTCTAGATTTCTATAATTTTACTAGCGAATCGAATTTTTCCAGAATAACCGTCGCCGTCATTGCTAGGTGCAGTAGTAGTAGGACCTGCAGTAGTAGTGGGAGCGGCAGTAGTAGTAGTTGGACCTGCAGTGGTACTGGGAGTGGCAGTAGTAGTGGGAGCGGTAGTAGTGGGAGGGGGAGTAGTAGTGGGAGGGGGAGTAGTACTGGGCTCAGCATTTTTATCACAAAGCCCAATGTTGTTAGCGGAAAATCCGGGTGGACAATTAACATTAGATTTATCCGGTTTATATTTTGAAATATTATTGTTGAGACATTCTTTATATCGAGATAATGCGTCGGGTCCTACATAATTATCAGATGGACAATTTTCATTCAATATGTCTATACATTTGCCTTCAACCAGACAAAGTCCAGCTATAGCGCCAGCTTTATCCGCGTTGCTGATTTTTGAAGATGCAGCTTTCTCGGCTTTTACTTTCGATTCACATTTTTTTTCATTAGCATTCCACCCATCGGCATCACAGTCGGGATTGTCTCCAACATTCCCTTCACATATCCCATTTGCATTATTATTCAATAGTCCAGGGCAATACGTGTTAGTTGATTTATATTTAGTTGGATCGATTTCATCACATGTAAATGTTCTACCCCCAGATGGACCATTACCATCTATCCAACCTCCAGGGGGGCAATTCTGATCAGGCCAGTTGCTTGTTGTATACCCTTCTTTTAATATTCCAAAAAAATGATTACTGATAACCATAATAAAAAATAGCATCAGTATTCCAATAATTATATATGTTTCTTTTTTCATTATAATATACTTATATAATATAATATAATATGTCTGCAACACTTAACTTCAATCAGGTCCCGTACGTTTCTTGGAAAGGAAAGACATTTACCCAGATTACTTCCTCCATACAAAAGAATAAACCTCTGGTCAATAACATTTCCACTAATCTGCTGGTTGGATCTACAGATCCGCGTGGAAGTATAGGCGGCATAAAATACTCTAAACCGTTACCTCTAAAGATTTATCGCAGAGAAATTGCCACAGCTCCCGTTGTAAACTGTAATCCGAGAATATCGACATCAATTGATGAAATCAATTCGCCCGGTGGATATATGATAAATCCCTCGACATCGAACATCGGATCAATAGGTTTAGTAAACATACTGGACCCGACTCTTCCGAATAACACTTACGAATTACCTGGAAAATGCAAAGCCATGACGCAAAACGGAATGTGCAACGATGTAGCGACAAACGCGCTGAACCGTGTGCGAACTAGTGGAATCGTTAAAAAGAATTATTATACATCCACAAAGCAATATTTGGAAAGCAGATGCCAGAGTTTCCAACAGAATCAATACAATTTCCTTAGAAAGGGTGATGCGGCAGCAAAACCCGGAGAAAATGCAAGTTTATCGAACAAATACGGCGCGAACCAGAGCGCGTCTTATTGCCGAACGAGCGCCGGGTGCGTTGCTCCGGTTTATTATAAACCTAACAATTCGGAATTCGCACAACAGGGTGGAGTGTCGGCGAGTTCCCAGATAGCACGCCTTAAATATAATACGATCACGAATAACGGCGGGTTATTTACGAGGGCGTATGGTCCCGCCACCGGTAACGCCCTGGCTTACGGTGGATCGGATCAAACATATACGATCAAAGATAAGATCGGATTCCCTTTAACGAAAACGCCTATTATATCGAAATATCAACCCGATAAAGTGGCGTGCTGCATTGAGGGACCACCTGGTCGCCCGAAGCCTTATTAATAATGTCAGTGAAAAATCAGTTTAAAAACAAAACACGTAGTCAATACAACAATGAATATTATATTGAATATAAACGACTTATGTGAGCCAGAAACCCAAGGATTTGAATTAGCCAAACAAAATATACATTTTTTGGATAAGAAGCGAAACATCATCATGGACGGGGAATTCACAAAAATTATATTCTCGGATGAGTTCATTACAGTTAATGGGTTTTATGTTTTATGTAAAATGCAGTTTCATATGTCGAGTGACAAGAATGTATTGAATAAAAACACTTTATACTTTCAACCGTATCACTCTTTGAATATACCATTATTAAAAATTTATTCTGAACTAGAAAAACAGATCCTGGATTATTATAAAGAGCGCTATGGATCTGTAAAAACTCCCGTATATTCACTGCACAACCAACTTTATAGCGGAAATGTAAGAATATACAAGTCGTTTAACGCGGCGCCAGATACGTCGCCACCTTCTCCTCCCCCTGGATTTTCGGCTATCCCTAAGCAATATGCGATTAAATTATCTGGAATATGGGAGACGGATAGAAATATTGGAATTACTTATAAATTTTTAGAGATAAAGCGCAAGAAAAGTCTGGAACGATTCTCCCATTAGCAGGGAACCTACGGTTTTAAGAGAAGCCGCGCTTCTCGAATTGCGACCCCTCCCTTTTCTCTAGAAAAATATTTATAAAATTCTGTTAGCTTTTTGGGAGGGACAATTTTTAGTTTAATTCTTGAAAACGTCAAGAATTAAAATCGAGCAACCTACCGTTTTGAAGTATCTCCCATTAAACGGTTATCGCGAGTAAGCAATCTGTAATGTCTGTTTTGGTATATCTAAAACAAATATTTTGTAATTCGGCGGGCGTTAACGCGCCGTCTTTGAATTTATCAAAATAAAACTTATATGTATTGTCGTCTTTTTTCAATTGAAATTTATATTTTATCATTTCACACATTGAGACCGCGGTCATCTTACTAAGTTCCAATTTGAAGTCGATTCGACCCGGGCGTAAAAATGCAGGATCAATTTGTTCCAAATGATTCGTTGTGAAAATAATCATTGCGTTATGTAGTTCGATAATTCCGTCGAGTATATTAAGAACGCAATCTAATGTAAGATCATCGTCGTCTTTACATGATATAGTGGATGTTGTGACTGCGCTATGAATCGCTGATGCGGCAACGCTTGCCGACAAGCTTATTTTATCTTCTGATTTGATTAATTGCAAAACGTCGGAGAGTTCTTTATCATCTCTCGATTTCAATACGCGGTTATTGTTGGCGTCAAAATCCTCGAAAATAAAACATAGGTCTTTGGCTTCATATTCAACGCCATTGAATGTAGTCGTTCGAAAAAGTGTGCGAAAATCGGAGCACTTTTTAAGGAGAGACCATCGTACCAATATACCTTGACGTTTGGTTTTGTTCAATATGGCTCGAATCGTACAAGATTTTCCGCATCCCGGTTCGCCGTACAATAAAATCGTGGATTTAAACGTAACGCCTGCGCGGGCGTATTCAGCCGCTTTTTCAGAATTAGGATCCGCGTTTTTACAAAACGGGGTTATATAATCAATGAGTTCCTGTTTCTTTTCGTAAAATATATTATCGAACGTTTTATTGCTCTTAAATGGGTATTGCTGTAGCACGAGTTTCATGTTTCCGGTATCTTCATCTTGCTGCGTTTTTACTAGCTCGTAAATAATATGTTGACCATCCTGTTTTTTCCTATCGAGCCATTCTTTTTCGCGATCATCAATGAATTTCTTCAATAACGGTATATTTTTGGAACCCGGAACTGTTAATTCGAAAAAATATTGCTTCGTGGAAGACATCGGCGGTCTAGACCTCTCGCCTTTTTCTCCGTTTTGTGAATATTCATCTTCCGTTGATTCGCTATAAAATCTCAACGAAATATTTTGTTCTAGTAAAATTTTGTTGTTCTTATAAGGCAATAATATATACTCAACATCGCGTTCATCGTATCCGTCGAAATTAAATTTCATAGTCTCGATGAGAGACGACATCTTGTCCGATTTTTGTTCTAATAAGTAATGAATAAGCGCCTGAAATCGATTGCTGAAAAGAGGTTTTATCGAAGTCTTTACGGGATATCCCGTTGTATATGTTTTTTTATGAGAATGGATCAAAATAACGGCTTGGTCTGGGTCTCTGAAAAACCAGCGTAATTCCAAGATTGCGTTCTCTAATTTATATAATATTGGGTTTTTTATCAAAAACAACGCGGGCAATATCCATAACCAATTCCAAGGGTTTGTTGTTAGCGTCCCCGAAAATTCTTGTGATAATTTGGAATACAATCCAACTTGTATTAGCTGCATCGGATCCATGTACATCATGATTACAATGTTATAATTTTATAATTTTATGTATTTTTACATGAAATTATGTTATAGTCTCGCTATTATTGCGGTTTGATGCCGTTGAAGATTTAAGGACAATGTTACCGATAAATAAATTAAAAGGCAAACCTCCTTAGGAGGTTTGTCCCATTTTCACAAGTTATGAAATGTTCATCCAGCATTATCCACCGGGAACCCAGGAAATTTATAACAGTTTTTCATCAAGAAATCTTATGATGAAAAACAATAAGAAATTAGAATTCCCCGAAGGGCGGGAGGGGGTTAGGGGTCTGGAATCCGCTTCGCGGATTCTGATGACCGGGGGTTCCCTCTACTCCCATGTCCATACTATGGTTAGATAAAATTCCATATACGAAAAATATAACTAACTACTAATGCATGTATGCAGTGATGTTTAATGTTTAAGTAATATTAACACACTTCAGGCGTTAAATAGTAGCTTTCTGTTTCTATTGACTATAGAAAACGGTTTATTTCCATTACGCAAATCGTGGGGTGCATTTTGGACCCTTTCCTCCGAAATAAGCGTTTCGAAAGTTAGAACGTGAATGAATCCAATGGATTCGTCAATTTGGTATGTTAGATTATGTATAGAATCGAACCCTTCCTTGGTTTTGTGAACATACCGTTCGAATTCACTTCTACTCACGTTTCGAACAAGACCGTCTGCAAATTGAATAATATTCTTATCGTATATGGGATAAAAATGAGATCTGTCGATTTTCAAGCCTGCGGTTTTAACGCGTAAATTCAGCGCGTTATCTTCGAAACCCCATGCCCAAAAATTAGGAAATCCATTAATCTTTTCGAAATCACCTGCATTAATAGAGACAATTCCACCAAGAGCAAATTCGTATCCATAAAAATGTTTGACGACACCGGGCGCGGTTTCATAATTCAAAAAATTCTTTGTATAAGGCATCGTATCGAGATCGTTAAATACTAGAGTGATGTTTTTATAATCTTCGGGATACATATCTCGAATCGCCAAAAATCCAATGTTTTTCATAGCCCCGCGATTGAACTCGCGCTTGTCACATTGGTGTACGTAATATACCAGATAATCGTCTGGGTTGGTGTCTTCCAATATGTAATCCATGTGTTTCGAAAAGAATTGCAGTTGTTGTTCTCGATCCCGATATGGTACTATAAATACGACATTTGGATAAGATTTTGAAGTCATTATATATGTTCGTTCAAAAAAAATCATCTAAACGAACGAAGAATTTCTAGTTATTTTATTTTCCTGAATATTTATTCAAGATACAACCCGGAATTAATTGTTGTCTCATCGAATCCAGTTTTTTGTAACATTTATTAATCGTAACCTCGCTGACATTACATACTTGTTTTATATCCGTTTTTGTAATTTGCATGTTACATGTCTGCGCTATGAAATAAACAATTCCTGCCGCAATGGAATGAGGGGTATTGTCATTGATAACACCCGCTTGTTCTACCTTTTTGGAAACGAATTTGCATAACATTATGAGTTCCGTGTTCATATTCAATCTACTACAATAACGTTCTACGAAAGAACTTGGTGTACTCGAGCATAGCACTCCGGCGTTTTTGTTATCTGAACTTCGGTCTATGTTGTATAAAATATTAACTGCCATAGAACATCCATTGGTAGCGCTGGTTTTATCCAGTTTGAAAATTTCGGCAATTTCGTGCGCTGTTCTAGGGCAACCATTAAGACGGCAAGATATATAAATAGAAGCCGCTTTAATTCCATCTCGGTTCATTCCACGGAACATTTTTTGTTCGGAAATATCTTTGTGTATGGACATGGCGTCGTCGATGAATATTTTCGGTATTCCTGCGTTTTGCGCCATCGTAGTAATAAACGTGAATTCTTCATATAGCGATTTTTCTCGATGAGGCATTGCACCCCATTCTGTCCATTTGCGAATACGCTTCATTTCATACGACGATTTCGAATTACATAGAATTTTGCAACCGAGCGACGACTCCATAAGAAGTGGATTTATTGGATTTCCGCAACGTGTTGGATCATTTGCGTTTTTGTCTTCGGCTCCGTAAAACCTCCACTCCGGAGAATAATCAAGAATGTTTTTATATATCACTCCGCAACTTTTATTCATACAGGTGGGAAATCCGTCGTCCATTATGATCAATACGGATTGACATAGCGAACAGGTGCGGGAATCTTCTAGACAAGAAGTGGTTTCGTATACACATTCTAACGCATCGTCAATCGATTCAACCAAATCCTTCTTGTCTGAATCGAAAATATCCCATAGTTTAGATTTGTCGTCGTGAGACAACAATTGCTTCTTCTTCTTTGTTTTAGGTGTAGCTGCTAATTCTTGAGAACAAAGCTTTGGTTTATATATTTTTATGTTATACATTCGGTTCATTGATATAGTGAGTTGTTTTTATGTCATCTTCAATTTTATTTTTTGTAGGGGTAATATAGTTTAATGGCGGAAGGATACTCAGCAAAGGAAAGACAGAAGATATTAGAAGACGCGTCCAAGAGATTGGTTGAAATCATCTGCACAGATAGTTCTCAGGGTCAACAATTTCGTAAACAGGTTCTGAACATGACTGTCGAAAATTTAGATAGAATACTTAAATCGGAAGAAGCCAAAAATGAAATGAAAGCTGCAATTGTAAAAGGCGTTTCAAACGCATTGGAAAATCCGGATTACATGAACCCGTTATTGTTTAGATCGATTTTGACTATGGGAAGCGTTTCTGCGATTTTGCAAGGAGCTTTTACAAAAGCATATAATTTGATCGGAGAATTTGGCGCCAAGACTGGAGAAACGAACATGGTCTCCGTCTTTATTGATAACTTAGTAAAGGTTTTTGAAAGTGATGTTATTCAAGGGGGTCAGCGTGGAGGTAACAATACAGCAACCACAGCCGATTTAGAAGAGGAAGCGAAAAAAGCAGGCGTAAGTGACAAAGACCAAAAAGCCGCGAAAGATGCTGCTGATGCCGCCGGCGTTGATGTAGACAAAGAGCTTAAGGCTAACAATGTAAGTAAAGAACAAGTGAAAGAAGGAGCCGCTGCTGCAAAAGCTGCGGGTATAACTCCAGAAATTGCAAAAAGCGCAGCTCAGGCGGCGACTGGAGTATCAACAGACGACGTAAAAATGGCAACTGCTATCAAAAATGAAAGCGATGGCAAAGAAGGTGATGAAAAAAAAGGCGATGAAAAATCAACGTCCCAAAAGGCAAAAGAAGGTGCGGCGGCGGTGGGTGCCGCTGTTGGAAAAGCGGCTGATTGGGTGAGAAATTTGGGAAAAGATAACGCGCCGCTCGCCGATGCCGGTCAAATGACGTCTGGCGTTCTCTTGGAGGATTTACTAACTGGACTGGATCACAGGTCGACTGAAATGGAAAAATCCATCTTCGAATCATTAAAAAACGCAATAGCGAAGCATATAGGATCAGCACAACAAGAGGTAGTTAATGCGGTGGCGAGTTCAATGCAATCCGCGTCGAATGAAGTTTCCCAAAAATTGTCGCAATCTACTTATACTCTATACGTATATAGCGCATTTAAACAAAACATTACCGTAATAACAAATGCAATCAACAAATGGGTAGAAGATACAAAAAAATCCCCGCAATTTCAGTTTTCGACCATTTCTTCTGTAGCTAGCGTGAACATAATTATTGATAATATGATTTATATATTACAGAATTCCAAGGAAATGGGGCAAACCGGAGGAGCAGGGCAAACCGGAGGAGCAGGGCAAACCGGAGGAGC